TACCCTGCGACCTGCGAAGGAGAGAATGGTGGGCAATGCTCGTAATCGTCAAGAACACACCGGTCGAGTTACCAGACCTAGAGGCGGAGATATTGCTCCGCAGGGGAATAGCGCACTTGCCAGAGCGGGCAGATTTACCAATTCAGACGCGCTTCGAATCCTCTGGTACAGCAATGCTCCCTTTGCGCCAACAGGCTACGGGACGCAAACAGCGCAAACAGTCGCAAGGCTGATTAAAGACCAACACGAAGTAGCGATCCATGCGATGTATGGCATTGAAGGTATTTCTTCAATGTGGAATGGTGTAAAACTTTATCCGCGTGGAATGTCTGCATATAGCGATGACATTATGGTTGCGCATTGGATGGATTGGGCTAATGGTAATCGTGAGATGCCAACGCTGATGATGACGTTGTTTGATGTGTGGGTTTTGCAATCACCATCGTTGGATCAGGTGCCACATATTGCGTCTTGGATTCCTGTGGATCATGCGCCTTGCCCACCGAATGTGTTGGCTTGGTGTCGTCGTGACAATGTGAAACCGATAGCGATGTCAAAGTTTGGTTTACAAATGTTGCAGAACGCTGGTGTCGATGCGATGTATGTTCCTCATGCGATAGAAAAAGTGTTTGCACCTACACCGAAGATTGTTTCGTCTAAGGGTGAGTTCACGGGTCGTGAGCTGATGGAGATTCCTGACGACAAGTTTGTTGTCATGATGAATGCTGCGAACAAGGGTGCGAACCCGTCACGCAAATCGTTTGCTGAAAACATTTTGGCGTTCGCAATTTTTGCGCAAGATAAACCTGACGCAATGTTGTATCTCCACACAGAGCGTGATGGTGCGATGGGTGGTATTAATCTGGTGCATCTGTTGGAGGCTTGTGGTGTGAAGCCTGAGCAGTACAAGATTTGTGACCCTTACGCTTATCGGACTGGTTTCCCTCAGCAGGCTTTGGCTGCGTTGTATTCCGCAGCTGACGTGCTGTTGGCCTGCTCAATGGGTGAAGGGTTCGGTGTTCCGGTGATTGAGGCGCAAGCCTGCGGTACACGGGTCATCGTGTCGGACTATACGGCACAACCTGAGTTGGTTGGGGCTGGGTGGGCTGTGGATATTCAACCGTTCTGGGATGCGCACCAGCGTTCATGGTTCTGCACCCCTGTCGTTAGCAGTATCGTGGATGCCCTGAAAGCGTCCTACGAGGCTCCTAGAGGCGTGGATAAGCAGGCTGTGGCCTTTGCCAGCCAATATGACGCAGACCTCGTTTATGAGCAATCGTGGAAGCCTGTGATGAAGGAGTTGTCAGCATGGTGCCAGTCATCATCGTCCCCGTCCTAAACAGGTATGACCTACTAGAGCGATGCTTACGCTCGATTGACTACGACGTGGAAACACTCATTGTGATTGACAATGGTGGACAGTCCACGTTGCATGATTGGCCTTGGGTGATTGATCGTCGCCATGTCAAGAACTATCACGTCTGGTCAATGCCAACCAACCTTGGTGTCGCACCATCTTGGAACATCGGTATCAAAGCAACCCCTCACGCTGACGGCTGGATCATCCTCAACTCGGATGCGTTCTTTGAGCCAGGACAATTAGAAGTTTTCTACAAGGACTGCAATCCTGACTCAATCACGTTGACTGAGGCGATGCCTGGTTGGTCGTGCGCGTGGGTTGGTGCGAATGTGGTTGCCAAGGTTGGGTTGTTCTCGGAGTGTTATGTGCCAGCCTATTTTGAGGACACAGATTTTCAGGAACGTGCGATGCGTTTGAATGTTCCTGTGTTCACTTCTGATGCTGGGATAGTTCACGACAATTCGTCAACGATTCTGTCTGCACCAGAACTCATGGAAAAGAACCAGCGCAGCTTCGCTGCGAACGGTGCTTTGCATTCGATGCGTTGGCAGTCAGGTTTGCCTGATGCGGGTCATTGGGATTTAACACGACGAAGGGATTTGGGATGGGACTAGAGGACTACAACCTTTTGCATGAAGGGGAAACAATTTATGTCATCGGGTCAGGTGCAACACTTGACTATCTGTCACCAGATTTCTTTGATGACAAACTGAGTATCGCAGTCAATTTCTCTGGGTCAGTTTTTGGGATGAAAAACTATTACTGCTTCAGCCATTATCACTCTGACGCAATACAAGAAGCTCGACGTGATGAGTCCATTGCAGTCTTCACCCCGTTAAAAGAACACGGGACTGACGCAGAGTTCCAAGGCTTCATGCCAAAGATTGTCACGTTCGGTACGCGCACCGGCAGACCAGGTACGTCGTTCAACCCTCATGACAAGGATTGGCCTGTTGAGTATGACCAGTTGACTATCGGGTCTTCAAGCATTCATGGGGCGATGCACTTGGCTGCGTATATGGGGGCGAAGTTCATTGTGTTGGTTGGGGCTGATTGTGGTCAGTTGAACGGTAAGGACAGGGTGGATGGGTATGTTGCTGGGGATACTCATTGGGCTTTGTATGAGCGTCATCTTCGGGACATGAAGCAACGGTTGTGGGATGTGTATTCGTGTCAGGTGTATTCGTTGAACCCGTTTGTGAACTATTCGCTTGAGGGTGTGCAGTATCGTGGTGCTGCGTCAATCAACTAGAATCAGGACACTATGACCATTACGAATGGGTATGCCACACGCAACCAAGTTAAGGCTGCTTTGCGTATCGGCACAGCTGACACCATTGATGACGACCTGATTGATAACTGTGTTGGTGCAGCATCACGCCTCATTGACGGGTATTGCAACCGTCGCTTCTGGTCTAACGGTACGGCGACCCGCGTCTATCAGGCAGAGGATTCGTTCTACTGTTCCATTGATGACATCGCTGGAACTGCTATCACACTCAAAACTTCTTCATTTGCTGACGGCAACTTTGATGTCACCTGGTCTGCATCTGATTACCAGTTGGAACCGTTGAACGGAAACCTTGACGGGTTGACTTGGAGTTACGACAAGATTCGTGCTGTTGGTGATTACCTGTTCCCAACGGTAAACGCTAACTATGGTGAGCAGGCTTTGGTTCAGGTGACTGCTGTGTTCGGCTGGCCTGCGATCCCTGAGCCAGTAACTCAGGCAACGATCATTCAGGCTTCACGCATCTTCAAACGCTACGACTCGCCACTTGGGGTGGCTGGGTTTGGTGACTTGGGTGCCATTCGTGTATCTCGATACCTTGACCCTGATATGGCTCAGCTGGTTGAACCGTATCGTCGTATGCGGATTTACGCATGAGCGCAACAACAACCGTTACTGAAATCAAAGAGGGTATTGCTACCGCGCTGAGAACTATCTCAGGGCTTCGTGCTTACGCTCAGCAGCCTGACAATGTGAATGCTCCGTTTGCGTGGCCTATGTTGGATTCAATCACCTATAACGGGGCTATGGGTGGGGGTTTGCTAACCCACATTTTCAATGTGTCTGTGGTGGTGGGTCGTTCTGCTGAACGCACAGCTCAGATATCGTTGGATGGCTTCTTGTCGTATCGGGGAACCTCATCGGTGCGTCAGGCGTTGGAGTCAGATCGCACATTGGGTGGCGTGGTGCAGGACTTGCTGGTTGAGTCAGCATCCAACATCTCGACGCTAGACGGCAACGATGCGACCTATCTGATGGTTGACTTCCGTGTGGTGGTGTACGCTTAGTTGATACGCAATCCTTTGAGCGTGTAGAGTTTCAGTAGTAAATCTTCGAGTGCCGGAAGGCAGGAGTAATCAACATGGCAAAGCAAGTTCTCACAAACGTAAACGTGACATTCGGAACGGCAAACACTGACATCTCGGCTTATGTCGCATCTGTTGCGCTCACGTTGTCGGCTGCAGAAGTTGCTACCACCGCGTTCGGTACAGCAAACGCTGTGACCCGCATCCAAGGCTTGCGTGACCACAGCGTCACCTTGTCAATGCATCAGGATTATCCAACGATTGAAAAGTTGTTTTACGATGCGTTCAACAACGGAACTGCTGTACCAATGGTGATTAAGCCAAACGGTACTGCTACTGCTGGTTCGGCTCAACCACAGTATTCGTTCAACGTGTTGCCTGTTGGCTATACACCTGTGAACGGTGCTGTAGGCGACCTTGCCACTTTTGATGTCACCTTCCCTGTTGACGGTGCAGTAACTAAGACCGGTACCAACGCCTAATCTTTTCTAACAAACCCTTAACCCTGCGGAGGACAAATGAAAATAGCGTTAGAAGTAACGTCATCGTTAGATCAATCAAAGCGCACCATCATTGCTGCGTTCCCAGACTTCATCGCCTTTGAACAGAAGTTCAGTAAAAGTGTTGCGAAGTTTGAGGCTGAACTGACGCTCACAGATTTAGGTTTCTTGGCTTGGCATTCTGAGCATCGCACGAAACGTACTGGTTTAGATTTTGATTCATGGATTAACGAGATTGAGGCTTTGGAGTTGGGCAACCAGGCTGATGCCGTGATCGTCCCTTTGGAGATCAGTCAGCCCATTGGATGATTGCGTACCTGTCTGTTGAGACAGGTATCGCACCATCGGTGTTGCTGGCAGAAGACCCTCGAATGATTTTCACGATGTTCGCTTATTTGCGTTGGAGAGCAATTCATCTAGGCAAGTAGTCTGTTGCTATGGCAGTTTTTGGTAGAGCAGGTCAAGCCACTATTACCGGTGGCAATGATGCGATTCAGATTAAAGGCATCTACGAATTTCTGCGCGACGCTTCTAAAGCTGATCCAAGGTTTGATAAAGAGATGCGCATCGCTGCACAAAAGGTTGCAGACAATCTTGTTGTCAAAGCAAAGATGGAGGCTGGGTCAGTAACCCGTAACCGTCAGGCAACTGAGGTGATGAAGGGTATGCGGGCTAGGCGTGACCGTATCCCTACGATCAAGCTGGATGAGAAGTCTG